GATCCGGACTTTACTCGGCATACTCCACCTTGACCTTCTTGTTCCAGGCCAGTGGAATCATGGCCTCGATGCCCTGGGTGGGCTGACCGATGATCCGGAAGGTCTGGCCGAAGAACTGCACCAGGGTGCCCGCCTCCCAGTTGTGGGTGTCTCCTTTCGGAATGCCAAGCTGGTAGACGGCCCGGCGGCCTGTGAGATTGAGCTCCGTGACGCGCTCCTCGTCGGACAGCGGCGCGACCAGGACGTTATCCACGGTCTCGCTGACGGTCGTGACGATGGGCCGGTTGAAGGGATCAACCCCCGTTTGTGTCTGCCGGAGCAGTACCACAGGGATACCCGCAAGCATGGCACTCATAGAGTTCAATCACCCCGATTCTCTGCCGGCGAAGGCCAAGGCGGGCCAGCTCCGACTTCTTGATGAACAGGCCGCCGCCGGGAACCAGGAAGGTCCCGCTGACGGAATAGCCAAGAGCCGATTGGCTCATTTGTGACATGGGTGCCTCGTTCGTCGGCGTCATCAGCGCCCTGGCGACCACGTCAACGGTGACGGACTTGACCACGGAGGTCAGCACGTCGCCGTCTGCGATCATTTGGTCGAGATCCCGGCCGATGTTCTTGGCCTCCTGCCGCAGCGAGTCGGAGACGATGGGCAGCAGCGCCTCCGCCCGCTCGTACTCGCTTGCGGTCAGCGGACGCCACAGAGTTTCGACCTCCGCGATGGTTGCATAGGATTCAGTTGCCATTCGTCTCACCTCCTATTGATGGCTACCGGGGGCAGCCAAAAGCCACCCCCGGCATCATGATGGAGCTGATCAGCCGGTGGTCACGGCGACCTTGGCGAAGGAAGCGGCATCCAGGATGCCCCAGCCGATATAGGCCTCGGCACGGAGGCAGACCTCGTTATACTGCTTCAGGTCGTGGCCGGAGCCGTCGGGATCGCCGTAGCGGATGATATCAACGGGGATCTCACCGGCATAGCCCCACTTGAAGGCGTTGGCGAAGTCGCCCACGATGGCCATGTCGTTGGAGCTGACGGCGGCCACGGTGCTGTTGACGTCGGACAGATGGCCGGCGAAGCGCTCGGGGTTGCCGCCGAAGGCGAACTCGGGATACAGGCGCAGACCGTTGGCCTTCTTGGCACCCATGGCGGCGGCAAAGGCGGGAGCCAGAGCCATACCGGTCACGCTGCCCTCGGCGACCTTGCCGATAGCGTCGGACAGGTTGTCGTCAGCGTTGGCGGCCGCATAGGTCACGGTGTTGGCCTGGGTGATGACGCCATCGAAGTTGTTAGCAGCCAGGCTGGAGATGGTGGCACCATCAGCGGGGTTCTTGCCATGCATGGCAGCGATGTCCAGACCGCGGCCGATCTTGCGGGCAAAACCCTCGGAGAAGGCGCGCCAATACTCCAGACGCTTCTCGTCGCCGCAGCGGAGGAACTCATCGCTCACGCGCATCTGGTACACGAACTTCACGGGGCGGATGACCTTGGGGGTCACAGAACCGTTGCCGGCGGGCTTAGGGGCACCCTCGGCGACGATGGAGGCCTCACCATCCAGGCTGAAGACCATCTGGGTGATGCCGGAGAAGGGGATGGGGGTCTGGTTGGACAGCAGGGCCAGGGAGCTGTGACCCTTGACAGCGTTGAACATTTCGCGCACCAGCTCGGTGGGGAACTGGGCAGTGGTAGCAGTGATAGTGGCCATTTGTTTATTTCTCCTTTACGTTTGAAATTTTAAAGTTCTTTTGTCTGGTCGAGGAAGGTTCTCCAGGCAGAGTCGACAGGGTCGCCGGTCTTCGGTTCCGGGTTCCGCAGCGGAGGCGCGGGGGGCTTCCGGTTGGCGAACAACGGAGCGATCCGCTCGGCGTCGGCCTTGATTTCCTCTTCGGTTTCGCCACAAAGACGATCCTTGATGTCGGAAGGGATTCCATACTCAAGAGCAATCCGCGTTTTGACCGCTGCGGTGGCGTAGGCTTTGTTCTGCTTCTCAAGCTCGGCGATCTTCTTTGAGGCTTCCTGTGCTGCGGCGCTTGCTTCGGACCGGGCGGTCTCCAGCGCCTTCCGCAGATCGGTGGCGGAGGTCTTCAGCTGATCATAGTCGGCGAACTTGTTGCGTTCCCGCTCAAGCCGGGACTTAATGATCGCGTCCAGCTCCTCCTGTGTGGTGATGGGCTTGAATTCGTCCATGTTAGGATCTCTCCTTTCCGCCTTTCCCCGGCGTTGGGTGTTTTTATGTGCTAAAAGCCCCGAAGGACTCAATAGCTGATTTTCTGCGAGGGGGCTTTCTCGCCGCCCTCTGTCGCGGCCCAGTAGGCGAGGGCCACAGAATCGAGCAAGGCGATGTCGACGCCCGCCTTGATGCTCTTGTAACCAAAGCCGCCGTTGTTGCCGATGGCCCGCTTCTCGCAGTTGGTGACGGCGGCTGTCAGCGACGGCTGGTCCATCCGGAGCAGCTTGCCGTTGAAGACGCCGCTCTCGAAGGCTGCGTTGGCCTCGATGACCTGGCGCACGGTTGGCAGGAGCAGCGGACGGTGGAGCCGCTTTTCCTTGAGTGCTTTCTCCAGCATCCCTTGCCCGTTTGCGCCATCGACGACGACCTGCCGGATTCCATTGAAGGCTGTGTCGATGAAATCAACGATCCAGCCAACGCCATCACGGAGCGGTCTGCAATCGATGCACTCGACGAAGATTTCGCCGGTCTTGGTGTAGCAAGCCACACTCAACGCGGCGCTCTCCGGATCCACGCGGCCGAACTTAACACCAACAAAAAGTCGGCCCGTCAGCGGCGGCATTTTGGGAACCTCCGTGGTCGCCCACTCTGCCGGCGTGATGGCCGATTTTTGGTTGTACCGAAGCCACAGGCCCAGGCGCTGGATGTTGAAATCAACGTCATCGTTGCCGATTTCGTCCGCAACTTTGCGCTCGGTGAGGATGGATCCCATCGAGGGGTTGGTCTCGTACCACAGGTCGACATCGTGGACGTCCGACATGGTTTCCACCGACCACTCTGCCCAGCCGGTGTTCTGCGTCTTGCCCTCCAGCGTGTCCCGCCGGAGCTTGACGAACACCGTGCCGGAGCTGACCGGAGTCGGAGGAGTGCCGCAGAAGATGGTCTGCGGATTCGCAGAGTCGGAGACAACATACTTCAGCGAGGTCTCCTGGTCGTCCTGGTATTCCTGGGCCTCGTCGATGATGAGAAGGTCGAAGCCTTCGCCCAAGCCGCCCTTGCTGGTGCGGGTGCGGAAGTCGCAGACGCCGCCGGTATCGAGGAGGGTTATCTTCTCAAGACCGAACTGCTTCGAGTAGACGTAGGCCTTTTCATAAACCTCGCCCTTCTTGACTCGAATGACTTCCTGGTATCCCGCGCCTTTGAGCAGTTCAACCAGCCGGCGCGAAGCTGATGAAGATGTCGTGGTGCGGTGAGCGGTATGGAGTATCCTCTCGCCCTTAATCAAGCCGTAAAGCTCGCGGGCGGCTACCACCTCGTTCTTGCCGTTTCGGCGCGGGACCGAATAGCCAAACTTGGTGTGCACCCACAGACCTTCGTCATTAACGGCGAGGATGTCATAGAGCATCAACTCCTGCCACTCCTGCGCCGTTCTGCCGGTTGAATTATAGAGATCCACAGCCTCCGGCCCCTCCGTGGAGGAGTAGGGGAGGATGTGGGACGTAGTGGGCGTTTGTCGCCCAATCCTCTTTTCGTTTTCCATAGAATCCCATAAAGGTATAGTTTGCCAGCTTACCGCCAGCTCCTGCCGGTTCCGCGCAGCCGCTCGGTGCTGCCCTTCCTCGGAGTATAGTCAATGATGCATCTGCACCTATCGTGGCGTTGCCAGACCTCGGGCGGGACGTCGGGGTACTCATAGTCACCCGCAACGGCCCGGCACCAATCGCAGCAACCGCCAACGACCATGCGCTTGACCCGCGCTTTCATACCGACTCCGCCCTGGAAGTCGAGGTTCCGCTTGATGGCATCGTCGACAACTGATTGAGAAAGATTAACAATCGGCTCCTGGAGCAGCCATTCGCCGTCGCCGAAGTGCTCGTAGTCGGAGATCTTCTGTATCAAGTTCTGGATCCGGTCGGCCGGTTCCAGCGGGCGGATTGCTTTGAGGCCGACGCCGGCAGCGGCATTGAGCGAAGTTTGCACCCGCTCGGCCGCGTCAGCGACGACTCGGAAGTTGTCTTGGAGGGTGGGCCGCAGCACCTTGTCCGCGATGTTGTACCACATCCGGCCACCAGGCAGCTCGGCCTCGGAAATATACATCCGGTAGGCCCCGGAAAGAATCTCGCCGGCACGGATGGCGAACTCGTTGACTTGCTCGTAAGTGCCGCCACCCGCCTCGAAGACGTCGCCCAGCTGCTTGATCAGCGGGTCGGTCTGCATCCGGTAGCTGAACTGCGCCCGGATCGCCTCCAGCATATCGGGAGCGATGTCAACCATTCACCCACCGCCTTACTGCTGCTGTGGAGTCTGGAGGCCGGTGAGGTCTCGCAGAGCCGCCGCGTCGAAGAAGTTGGGAACCGCCTTGTTGATCTTGATGGCACCGTCACCGATCAGGGAGAGCATCGCGGCATCCGGCTCGAAGATGGGTTCCCACTTGGCCACCGTGCGGTGCAGCTGGGAGCGGTTGTATGCCTGGCCATCACGCAGACACGCGGAGACGAAACCGACATTCAAGAAGCCAACGGCGAAATTGCGCTGCGCCTTCCGGGCGGTCAGCCGGAGGTTCTCGTGTGCGCTCTTGATGGCCTCGGCGGAACTGGGATTGTCGGACGGGAAGCCCATGTCATCCAGGGTCAAGCCGTTCTCGCCGGCGAAGAGGGCGGCGAACATCCGCAGCTGCTCAACGTGGGGCGTCATGCTCTGCTGCTGGAACTGGCCAACCACGGGCCGGTCGCCGTCCTCGTCCTTGGTGAAGGAAATCATGGAAGACATCGTTGCCTTCCACTTGTCGATCTCGGCATCTTCAGCCAGGCCGCTGACGTACTTCTGGGGGAAGGAATAGAACTCGGCAGCCACCTCGCTGCGCTTGATGGTGCGGAGCGCGGAGCCGACCAGGCTCATGTTGGCCCGGCTGATCCGGGAGTGACCGAACGCACGGACGGCGTCGGGCCGGTAGATGATGGGGACGAGCAGCGTATAGCCGGCGGAGTGTTCGTAGATCTCCGGGTCTCTCTCTCCATCCCGGAAGATGTAAGTAGCATTCGGAGTGAGGTACGCTTCCACGACGGGGTTATCGTTCTTGTCCCGCTCCAGGACGGCATAGCCCTCCTCCAGCAGCATCGTGATCGGGTTGATCTCGCCGGTGGCGTTGGCTCCGTCGATGACCTGCCACGCGGGGCCTTCATCGCCGGGAGTGATGTACACGAACGCACACGACGCGATCAGCGCGGAGAGCACTGCGGAATCGTAGAAGATGTCCGGGTTGTTCGCCGCCGCGATGCCGTTGATGTCGAAGACGTCGTTGGTAAACTCCCGGAAGACCAGGCGGTCAGCCAGGGCGTCCACGCTCTTCGCGCACCAGCCCAGGCAGCTGTTCCAGGCGCGCAGATCCGGCGGGGTGCTGATGCCGAAGTCGAAGGCCCAGTTCTTCATCTCGTAGAACCGGTACCTGTCCAGCACCCGGCGGCGCTTCCATTCCAGTTTCTTGCGGAGGTACTCAACCCCGCGGAATTCATAGGCCATATTCAAAAGC